TAGGATCAAATGGTTTTTTAGGTACCAGTTGTGGTGTTCCAGGTACTGTATTTGGTGGCGGAGTATTTCCATCAGTTCCAAAATGTTTACCTTGATCTGGTTCATTTCCATCAGTTCCAAAATGTTTACCTTGATCTGGTTCATTTCCATCAGTTCCAAAATGTTTACCTTGATCTGGTTCATTTCCACCAGTTCCAAAATGTTTACCTTTTGGTAGTTTTTGTTTTTGATTTTTTAATTGTTGTTGTAATAGTTGTTTATGTGCGATTGAATCAATTACTGTTAATTTCTTTTGGTCACGTTCTGCATCTTTAGATGCTTTTCTACGTTCCAAAAGATATTTAATTCCAAGACCAATAATAGGATTTCTTGTTGTTAATGCGGCTGTAATACTTATAGCGTCAATATTATTTTTCTTTAGGAATTGAACAACATTGACACCAATTTTTTTACGTTCGGAAATTTCATCACGTAATTTAGTACTTAATACTTGATATTGTTTATATACACTATCACCTTGTACCGATCCTTTTAAGGAATCTTGGGCCAATCCTTCCAAATTTTCTAAACGTTTTAGATTACCTTTTAGTTGTGCAACCGATGCATCTTTGATTTGTTTGGTAATATCATCAAATCTTTTATTGAAAAATTCAGCAAGAGTATTTGCACCACCTTGTCCTGGCACTTGTCCTTGCATTTGTAAATTTTTCATTTGGTCTTGAAGTGCCAACATGGATTTTTCAAAACCTGATATGGAACTATCTAAATCTTGTAAATTTCTTTTTATTCTTTCGGTAACGGCAGAAATACCAGAAGCTAACTTTTCTGGAGTTAACCAATCTTTACTTGTATTTGATTTTAATGTATTGATCGCCATTACTGTTTCCTGTGTTGTATTTATTTAGGACCTGAAGATTCGTATTGCCCCAATTTTTTACCACTTACAAATGTTGTCAAAGCAGTCATTCCTGTGGTCCATACTTTTTCATTTCCTTGATATATTCCAAATATAGTAATAGAAAAGAATAAAATAATAACTGCACCAGAAAGAGACATTGCATCCATAAATCGAAATATCCAAGAACTTTGAGTATTACTTGTAGGTGGTGATATTTGTTTAATTTCTTCTTTTAATGGAAGAAGTTGTGTATCGTTATTTATTTCCATTTCGATTTCTCTCTTCTTCTTCTCTTAACCATTTATTTATTAATTCAACTTCAATTCTATGCTGCCACGGAATCATATTTTCTAATTCTGTTAATGAATAACCATAATTAAACCTCAATGCATGATTGGTTAACATTAAATTACCTATTGATTCATGACTGAGGCCGACGCTAAAAAACTTTTGGTTCCTTCTACCACAATATCGGCTTCATATTTACATCTTGGACATTTAAAATGTACTTCACACCTAATTGTCGGTAAAGTTTCAAAAAATTTCATAATCTTTAAAAATTCAGATTGTGGTAAAGATTCCAAAAAATCAAGTAATTCTTTTTTATCCATGAATTCATTTTCATAAGTTTTATCGGTTGTTGCATCATGAATCAATTGTATACATTCAGCAATTATATTTAATTGTGAATCTATATCATTTGACTGTTGTACCTTCAATAATTTTTGGAAGATTTCAAATGTTGGATAATTCATAACAATTGTTAATCCTTCAAATAATTTAATTTTTGGATTATTTTCGGGATTCTTAATTACTTCAACAGTATTGAAATTAATTGGAACATTAACAATTTGACCACAATAATCTCTGTCTGTTCCATCAAGATTTTTTAATGTTTCGCCTTCAGGTAATGGTTGTTTACATTCAAAAGGTATTGTAACAATTTCATCAATTGATTTACTCCGAAGTTTTAACCAAATATAATCAAGATCAAACATTGCCAATTTTTCAACATCTAATGTTTTTCCTTTTTCATTTGGTAATAAACAGTTGTTTATCACTTGACGTAATGCCAGCATTTGTATATCATCTTCATCATCAATTGCCATTAATAGTAATTTTTCATCGTGTACTGTAAGTGGACGAAAAAGTACTTTTTCACCAGATGATGGTAATATAAGCGTATGTATTGGTAAATTAACTTTCGGTAACATATTAAAATTTAAACTATCCTTTAGTTGTTATAGTACTTGAAAATGGACTTATTGGTCCATTTGATTGTATTTGAATTGGTATTGATTGATCAATTTTTTGATTGATCCATTTACGGTATGTAAATGTGACTGGTAATTTATGATACGAATTAAATTGTCCATATTCTAAAGTCATTTGACCAATTGTAATTGGCCATGCCTGGTATAATATTGCAGTGTAATTAATATTATCAAATTCATCTAATTGTGAAATGGATATTGTGGTTGCATATTCACTCACATAATTAAAATCCGATGTTTCAGGATCTTGAATAGTATATGACCACGCATCAAAGAAATTACGTTCAAACATATCAGTACCGACAATAAAAGTAAATGTAAGTGGTGCATATACATCAACAAATGGCATTTGGAACGTAGCACCATATGTTCTTGCATCTGTAGCATTAAATGATTTACCAGGTAATTCGGCCGCACAACACATGAACATCAATCTTTCTGGTGATGAATCCAAGGGTTGCACATTTAATATTTTAAAATAATTAGGAAGTGCTCCTAGAGATTGTACACTCGTACCATTTGATTGTGCAGTTTGACTAACTGCTGGGATATATCCCAATGAATTGGTTGCAATCTGGTTTAAAATTTGTGGTGGTGTTATATTAACACGAAAACGATTTGGTCTTGCTAATCCACCTGCTTGTGATACTTGTGAAATTATTTGTTGAACACTCGCCATATTAGTATTTATGACTGTTTTGGTAATCCATTTGATGATACTGGCGCTTGTATAGGAGATGTTGTTACAGTAGGAGTATGTGTTGATCCTTTTGGTAATCCAGTAGGACCTTTTCTTGTTCCTGCAATAATTTCTTCTGATTGATTCCAAACATAAGTTTTACTATGTTTAGCAAAATTCTCAACCGGAAGGAATAATGCTGTTTCCCAATCAGGAGCTTCAATTCTAATTAAGTGACTGATAATTTGTCTTGGAAGATATTTGTGAAAGCAAGGTAAAAATGCTTTAAATCTTGACATACCTTTTAACATTTTATATGCAAGAATTAATCGGGCCCGTGGATCATTCGGATGTCTATCTGCAAGCGTGAGTAATTCATGGAATAAAAAATATCTTTGATTATAATTAAGATAGTGTAAGTTAATTCCAGACCAAGTTCCATCTTTATTTGGTCCGATAAAAAATACTAATGGAAATCTATCCCAATATGGAAGAACTTTTTTCCACTTGGCCGAATATACAAAGGCATACATTTGTCCTGGAATTGGTCTTGTTCTTGCTCTTTTATTATCCGCTAATAAGTGTTGGCGTAAATCTCCACCTCTTGAATAATGGGAGCCGCCAAAACCGCTTAATTTTCTTATAGTATTTCGGAACCACTTGATTGAGGAATTAATATCTTCAGGCGCTGGTCCTTTATTTAATTTTGCTCGGACACGATCCAAAATACTTATATACATAATTTTTCACATTTAAATCCTTTATGTTGTTTTAATTTTCCTTTGGCTACTTGACACATTGCACCGGAATTTAAATTATTATTTTTGCAAAATTGGTTAAGATTTTTAATTATTTTCATTTTACCAGAAGGATAAATAATTTGCCAATTTAATGAACGAGATTCTATTTGATGTTTAATGTGTGCCTCTGTATGTTTTTTATTTTTATGCGATTTAGATAATCTTCTTTTAGTAATTTTAAATACAACATGACCTCTATGCGATTCAGACATTTTCTTTCGTGTTTTTTTGGATGCCCTTTTACCTAAATGCCATTGTCTATTTTTTTCTTTAGAAATTTTAGACATTATTTTTCCTTTAGAAGATTTAGATATTTTTATTCTAGTTTCTTCGGAAATTATTTTTCCTTTAGAAGATTTAGATATTTTTTTCCTTGTTTCTTCGGAAATTATTTTTCCTTTTTCCGATTCACTTATCTTTTTTCTATGTTCTTTAGAAAGTTTTTTACCTTTTATTATATAATAACCTTCTCCACCTAAAGTAGAATTGTATCCATTTACAAATGTATCGTAATAAAATATACATAATACTTCCAAAATTTTTGCTTCTTCTAATATAGGAATTTTATCAATAATAACTTTATGTTTCCATTGATTTTCATTTGGATATTTCCTTAATGCTCTATCTATTTTCCATTTATTTTTTAAATTTTTAGAGTGTCTTATTTTATCTTGCCATCTTTTCAAAATTCCTCTTTTGGTATATCCAATATAAGATTTTCCAGAAATTACACAAGTATGTTTATAAATAATATACATATAAGTATTTATACTTTAACTAATTTCACATTCTTTTTCTGTCATTAATTTAAATGTGTAATGATGAGAATCACACCATTTCGCAGCCGCCTGCCATTTGGCAATATTAATTGCATAAGTTTGACATGCTTTATAATATGCCCTAGTTTTTCTTTTAGGTATTTTAGGTGGTTCCGTTTGTCTTAATGGTTTAATTTCTAACAGGTACCGTTTTTCTTCATGATTGCGGTCAATTACTTTAACAAAAAAATCAGGCACATATCTATGTAATTTTTTATCGACTGGAGAAATATAAGGAATTGTCATTTCTCTGTTGCCTGTGGGGGCTAACCATGCAAGTACATTTGAATTATTATCCAATGTACGGATGACATTTCTTTCCCATAAGGAGAGATATTTAACGCCTCGTTCCGATAATGTTCCTTTATATTTTTCAGGATGATGTAAAATATAGTATCCCGAATATGACATATAAATATATATTAGATATGTTTCCAACACTACCACAATTTAATAGTCCCAATCCATTGAATGTATTAGAACAAAATGGATATAATGTAAATAGTTTTACCTATCCGGTTGATTTAGGTAATGATCCCGGTGAACCTCATTGTATTGTTTTTTATATTAATGAAAGCGGAAATACACAATATACAACGGCACCAGCTTCTAATTCCGCGGTACCAGTTAATTCAGCCGGTGGTCCTGCATCAGCAACGCCACAGATTAATAACCAACAATCAAATCAAACCAATTATTCTAAACAAAATATATCCAGAGTTTCTACTGTAATTACAATGTATATTCCTCCAGCAGTACAAGCATCATATGCAACTGATTGGGATAGTGTTGGATTGGGTGTTCCGGGTGCTATATTAAAAGATTTGACAAGTATCAATCCCAGTTTGGTACGTGGATTAAAAGAAGGAGCAATTGGCGTATTAACTGGACTATTGAAAGATGCTCAAGATGTTGCTAGTCAACAAGAAGGATTAGGTACCGAGGTAATTGGTGGTATTTCAATGATAGCAAGGGCTGCAATTAATCCTCACTTGGAAATGATTTTTAAAGGAATTGGATTTAGAGAATTTCAATTTGATTTTAAATTTACTCCAAGATCTCCACAAGAGGCCCAAACAGCTTTGAACATCATACAATGTTTTAAATTCTATAGTGCTCCAGAAATTAAATTAGGAGTAGATTCTGCAAGATATTATATCTATCCGGCGGAATTTGATATAGAATTTTGGAGTAATGGACGCTTGAATACTGCAATAAATAAAATATCTACATGCGCGTGTACCTCGGTTAATATTAATTGGACAGGAAGTGGCGGTTGGTCAAGTTTCCGGACCGGAGCTATAAATGGGGCACCAGTCGAAGTAAATTTAAGTCTTCAATTTAAAGAATTGGAAATCATGACCAAAAATCGGATCGGACAAAATTACTAACATTTAATTTCTATATTTTTTAATAACTTATAAAGATTATATAATATGTATATTATTTACAAACATACGAATATCATTACACAATTATCATATATTGGATATACTAAACAAGGTTTATTGATCCGATGGAAATTACACTTAAAAGCATCTTTAAAACATGAATGGAAATTTTCCAAAATATTAAGGAAATATCCAAATGAAAACCAATGGATACATGAAATCCTTATCGATGATATACTAACAGTAAAAGAAGCCAAAGAAAAAGAAATCGAAATGATTGCCAAATATGATACATTTAATAGTGGATATAATATGAATACTGGTGGATCTGGTAAAAAAGGATATAAATTATCAGAAGAAACAAAAAGAAAAATATCTCAAAAAGTTAAATTGGCAATGTCTTGTCCAGAAGTAAGAGAAAAGATTTCTAAAGGATTAAAAGAATATTATAAAATTCATCCGGGCATAATGACAGGCAAAAAACATACTTCAGAAACTATAGAAAAAATACGTAGATCCGCATTAAATATGTCAGAAGAAACCAAAAAGAAAATTGGAGAAGGATCTTCAAGAACTTGGAAAAATCCAGAAACAAGAATCAAGCGGCTTCAATATCTCCAAAATATGTCAGAAGAAACCCGAAAGAAAATGTCTGATGCTAAAAAAGGAAAAACTACTTGGAATAAAGGAAAAAAATGGGCTCCTGAAATAATAGAAAAAATGAGAAATGCAAAATTAGGTCC